GGCCGAGTACGACTTCACCCGGTCGCCCCTAACAAATTTCAGAGTAATGGTGCGCTCGCCGTCATACTCGGCCGTCAGGTCATCAAAGCCAACGCCGTCTTGCCCGTCCTTGCCGGGCGCTCCATCGCGCCCGGGCTCCCCCGGCTGGCCGTTTTGGCCATCGACGCCCTTGGCCCCATCAACACCATCACGGCCAACCACAGCGCCCAGATCAAGCGCCTTGCCATCGGTCGTGGTGATGACAAGGTTGCCGTCGCGGCTGATAAAGCCGCTGGCCAGCCCAATGCCGTCGGCGCCAGGGGCGCCGTCTTTGCCATCTGCACCGTCTTTCGGACGCGGGATGGAGTCGACAGCCTTGGTCACCAGTTCTGGCAGAAGCGCCTTGCAGGCTTCCTCAACCAACGCCTTGACCACTTCCGGGTCAACGTCCTTGCCATCTGTTCCCGGCTCGCCCTGGGGTCCAGGTGGACCTTCTGGGCCAACAGCGCCATCGGCACCATCCTTGCCGGGGGCACCAGGCGCGCCGTCCTTGCCCACAACGATCCCAAGACTCTTGGTCTCGCCGCTGGAAAGCGTCAGCACCAATGCGCCGTCGTGCCCAAGCAGCGCGTCGGCCACGCCCACACCATCCGCGCCGGGTTGGCCGTCCAGCCCACGTTCACCGCGCTCACCTTGCGGCCCCGGCTCCCCACGTTCTGGCTGACGCTTCTCAAGCGCGTCGATACGCGCCAACAGGCCGGTTAACGCCTTGTCGATATAGCCTTTGGCGCCCGCCACTAGGCTTGAGGCAAGCCGCTTCTCATCAAGCATATAGAATTGCCTCCTGCCATTCCGCGTCTACGGCGTCTTGGACGTCTCTTGTCTGGTCGATTTCTGTCTCAAGGTCGCTGGCCGGCCCATCGCCCGCCTGCGGCACCTTCGACTGCGCAATCAGTTGCGCATCCCTGGCCGCGATGGCCTCAATCGAGTGGTCCTGCTGTTGCAGGTAGACTGTGTTGCCCCCGGTAATTCGTGGGCGGTTCAATCGCTGCCTGCGCTCGTCCAGCGTCTCCACCGACTTGGATTTTTCCAGCACGTCCATCAGGGTCACGCTGTCCATGCGCAGCAGGTTGTCGATGTCGAACTCGGTGCCAAGCGTCTCGCCGGTGCCCAGCCCTTCATCAAGACAAAGCTCGATGTCCTCGATGAGCTTTTGCAGGCACTGCGAATAATACTCAGTGTTGAGCGCCTGTACGTTGTTGTAGCTGGGCATTTGGCCCAGCCCCACCTTGTATGGCGGGACGTGATAGGTGCTGCACACAACCTCGGCGGACCACTTCAACTGCTCGATAAGCTGGGCGTCAACCGCGGTGAGCGCCATGCGCTCGAACTTCAATCCATCGCCAAGTACGGCGATCTTGCCGATGTTGTTGCCGGAGTAGTTTTCTTCCCAATGGGTTTTCAGGCGATCAGCCGTTTCCGGGGCAATCGCCCCAGGCGCAGTCAGGATGCCCGGCGCGGTCCCGCCATTGGCGAAAACCCGCGAGGAATTAGACTGGATATGCAGCCCCTGCGTTGCGGCCAGCCCGTTAGCGAAGATCGGGGATAGGCCCACAAGGGGGTGAAAGAACGTATTGTATCGGTCGTGGATGATCTCTCGCGCCGGCACCACGATGCGCTCGGTCACGCCCGACAAATTGTCGGTGTTGATCTCGTAAAAGACCGACCCGTCATCCGCCACCAATGGCGTCACCAGCTTAGGGTCGAGAATGTAGAGCCGCTTCACGACGCCCCGGCCATCTCGGGCCTTGAGCGCGTAAGTGTTGCCACTTTGCAGCTTTGACAAAATCCACGATTCAAAAAACTGAATGCGGTTCTGATAATGGTTCGGTTTCCGAAGCACCGGGCTATAGGCAGGATTGGTCGTCTCGACCCAGATATTGTCGTCGGTAAACCGGACCAGTTTCACCCTGAGCTTGGCGATATCGCTGGCAATCAAGGTCTGGCAGGCGAAAACCGCATGAAAAGACAGGACGGATTCCGTCTTCACCTCAATGTTACGCTGCCAGTTTCCCGTGTTCGCCTCACGAATGATCGGAAACCACCCGCGATTTGTGTCGACAGGCGAAAGCGCCTTCTGCCCGCCGGTAAACGGGACAGGCAAGCCGAAGATTTTCATTGCTTATCCCTTTAGGCCGCCGAGCGACCGCACCAGATGGGCTCAAGCCCGTGCATCGTCGCCAGCAGTTCCGCATGGTCGTCGTCGCGGGCGATTTCCAGAATCTCGCCGGGCCAGTGCTCGGCCGCCTCTGGGGAAGCGATTACCGCATCAAATGGCTGCTGGAGAGCGACGGCGGCGTCAGCCCACAGGCTCGGACCATATCCCAGCACCAAGGCCTTGCCGCGCTGATCACGGTGATAGTGGCGCCGCACCAAATCGTCTCGCATGACTTGCCACGGTTTTGGCGTTCCGGGAAAGAACGTCACCGTCGGCGAACCATCGTTGTATCGGCTGCCCCACCACTGCACGCCATGCTCTGGCCCCCATGTGGCCTCGCCCGGACCCAACACATGGCTGATCCACGCCTGATCGGATCCGACGAAACGCCGTCCGGCCTCAACGGCCGCCTCGGGCGTGAATTGCGTGTAGACCTGCGGCCGAGCACCCGCGGTCATCATGACCATGCTGCCGTTGTACGGCCTAGCGGCGGCCGTGCCGCGATACATGACGAAATCTTCCGGCCGGTCAAAAAGCGGGTCGAGCGACCCCGAAATAACGCAGTCCATGTCCATCGACACAAACCGCTCACCAAACCGCTCGCCAGCGCCCGGTGCAAACATCGCCAGCCGCCGCAAACATTGGGGTTTCTCGTCATCCCATGTCGGGATGCGCACGTCCTCGAAATCGCGCGGCGGGGGAATCACGGTCAGGTCGCCGTAGTCGCCGGGCACATCCGTAACCACAGCCAGCCTGTGCGGCAGCGTCAGGTTGCGTCTGACCATATCCGCCCAGATCATAACGTGGTGCGGCGTGTAGGTCGCTCGGCCGCCGGGCTGGGTCCAGAGCCATGTCATCACTTGGAGCATGCGCAACCAGCCTTCAACTCGATCATGCGCGCATTCATGCGCTTCCCGAAGTCATAGCCGGCGCCGGCAAGCAACTGCAGTTGGCTGCGCTGCGGCTCGGGCAGTGTGTCCGCCACGCGCCAGACCTCCCGCATGGTTTCGCAGATGGTCAGGCGCCGAGACTGGTGATCGGGGTTGATGAAGTATTTGCGGTCGGACTGCGCCAACGCTACTGCGTCTTGAAACGACATGCCGGGCGGCACCGGGCCAAGGTTTGTGATGCCTTCCTCACCCGCCATCACTCACCCCTGAATTCAGCGTTCCGCGTTCGCACTGCCTTGAGCAGCCCCGCGTCGACGCCAGCCCTGCCGGCCTCGTCGATCAGCGCAGACATGTCCTTTGGCAAGCATTTGCCGCCATAGCCGGGCTCGTCAGCAAACACAGCCGTGTGGCTGCGCCCGATCCGATTGTCCAGCAGCCAAAGCTCCCGGACGTCGGTCCAGCGCTCGCCAAAGGCCTCGCAAATCGCGGCAGCCTCGTTGCAGAACGTGACCTTGGTGGCCAGGAACGCATTCTCGAAGCGCTTGGTCAGTTCGGCCGCCTTGGCGCGTGTCGCCACATACCGGGCGTCCACCGCCATGACGCGGGCGAAGAACTCCAGCACTTCGTGAGCGCGTGGACCACCCACAATCACGAAGTCATGCGACCGGCTGTCGAGCGGATCGGGGTACTTCCACGGCGCCACGAACCGCAGCCCTTCGCCTACATATTCGGGCGAGACGCAGAACCGGTCAGTATCATATTCGGCGTTTAGCCGGTCGGTCGTGCCGGGGGGCACCGCGGACTTGATGCAGACCAGTGCGCCGGGAACTTCAATGGCCACACGCGCCGCCGCGTTGACTGCCGACACATCGCAAGAACCGTCCTCGGCCATCGGCGTCGGCACACAAATCAGGATCAGGTCCGAACCGTCGAGCGCTGCTTTGTCGGGGTGCGTGGCAATGTCAAAAATGCCAATGTCGAAAGCACCACCGAACAGCCGGTGCATCGCCCGCCCTACATAGCCGTAGCCGATAATCCCGATTTTCTTACGCACGCGACGCCCTGTCGGATTCCGCCGCGCTGATAATGTCGCGCGCACGCTGGATCTTCGACTTACCGTTACCTCCCGAGAACGCGCCCGCCAGTTCGGTGGCCAAGGCGATGATCTCCTTGTTCGGCAGGGATTCCCACCCATCAGGAATGGGGGTCGGGATGCCGTCAGGCGTCTCGGAAACCGGGTGAACCATGGGTTCCTCCGGGGTAACCACCACGTCCTCAACAGTGCTCGGCGCCAGTTTGGCGATCTCTTTCGCAACTTTGGCGGGTGGCGCCGCAACCTTACCGGGGTCGCGCACCCGCTTCGCCTTGCGAATAGCGGTCAGAATAACCGCGTCCCGATTGGACGCTTCGAATTCGTCTCCGGCGAACAGGCGCCGGGTATTGTAGGTCAGTTCTTTGGTGGCCACGAGCTTGGGCATTCAGGTCTCCTCAAAAATGGAAGGGGCGCCCGTAGGCGCCCCATAGATCATTAGCTGGCGGGAACCGCGCCGCCCCAGTTCACACCGGTCAGGTAGGCGACAGCCGAGGCCCGACGGCGCTTCCAGTTGATGGTACGCTCCGCACGCAATCCCACGAGGTTGCGCTGCCAGAGCGAAACCATCACGGTCGAGGCCGTCGACGGGTTGTCCGGGTTGTCGTCCATCTGGAGCGAGGCCTCGCGGCTCATATCGACAGCCACGCCACCATCGTCCGCCTCGTAAATGTCCGAAGCATTGACCAGGGCCACGTTGGTGCCGGCATAGCGCGAAGCGATGACGGGCATGCCCTCGAACGTGCCGCCGGTCATGGTGATTCCGGGGAATTCACGCTGGCCGAGAGCATTGGTCATGATCGACAGCGCCAGGGCGTTCGTGGTCGACATGATCCACACACCGGCCTCGGGCGGATTGTCCGCCTCGATGAACTTCTGGAAGAGCGCGCGCACGCCGAGGCGGATCGAGTCAGCATCCGTGCCGGGCGAGGCAATCGCCGCCGCGCCATTGGTGATCGACGCCGGCTTCACACCAGGAGTGCCGCCATTGGTCGGATCGAAGAAAGCGGTGTCCTGCGTCGCCGTCAGGGCATCACGCAGCGAGTCTCGCACAATCAGTTCGGAGCTGGGCGCCGAGCTGCGAATGTTCTCCTCGGTCAGAACGGCGATATTGGCCACCTTCAGCGGCTCAATCGTGGTTCGGTCGAAGTCGAACGCGGTCAGCGGCTTGGCATTGCCCTCGCCAACCCAGTAGCCGCTACCGCCGCCGGTCTGAGAAATCAGCGGCTCACGGAACGGCA